GGCATGGAAAGAATTTTTCACTGCTACCATGGCAGGAGACGATAATCCGCGATGTGTTTGGTACGGTGAAGGAAAACGGATACCGTCAATATAATACGGCATATATCGAGATACCTAAGAAGCAAGGTAAATCGGAGCTGGCAGCAGCCGTTGCACTCTATCTGCTTGCAGGCGATGGCGAATGGGGTGCCGAAGTTTATGGATGCGCAGCCGATAGGCAGCAGGCGTCAATTGTTTTTGATGTCGCATGTCAGATGGTGGAACAGTGTCCCGCGCTGAAAAAGCGCATCAAACCTGTACTGTCTCAGAAACGATTGGTATACACGCCGCTGAACAGCTTTTATCAAGTGTTGTCTGCGGAAAGCTACACAAAACACGGACTCAACGTTCACGGCGTTGTGTTTGACGAATTGCACGCCCAGCCGAACAGACTTCTTTATGACGTCATGACACATGGCTCTGGCGACGCGCGAAAACAACCGCTTTTCTTTTTAATAACGACAGCAGGCACCGACAGGAACAGCATTTGCTGGGAGGTGCATCAGAAAGCAAAAGATGTTCTCTCGGGGAGAAAAAACGACCCGACATTTTATCCTGTCATATATGGCATTGATGATGACGATGACTGGACGGATGAGAGAAACTGGTATAAAGCGAATCCTTCGCTGGACATCACCGTTGACGTGGAAAAACTACGCGCGGCATACAACAGCGCAAAGGACAATCCAGCAGAAGAAAACCTATTCCGTCAGTTGCGACTCAATCAGTGGGTGAAGCAGTCGGTGCGTTGGATGCCAATGGACGCATGGGACAAATGTGATTTCACGGTGGATCCGGAGGCGTTGGTAGGGCGTATTTGCTATGGCGGGCTTGACCTTTCCAGCAGCACCGACATCACCGCATTTGTTTTGGTGTTTCCGCCCAGAACGGATGACGAAAAATACATTGTGCTTCCGTTTTTCTGGGTACCGGAAGACACGCTGGCACTTCGCGTCAGGCGCGACCACGTGCCGTATGATGTTTGGGAAAAGCAAGGCAGCATCATGACGACCGAAGGCAACGTTATTCATTACGGTTTTATCGAGGAATTCATTGAGGGGCTCGGCAAAAAATACAACATAAAAGAAATAGCATACGACCGCTGGGGTGCAGTGCAAATGAGCCAAAATCTTGAAGGCGCAGGATTTACTATTGTACCCTTCGGTCAGGGATTTAAGGATATGTCACCTCCGTCCAAAGAATTTATGAAGCTGGTATTGGAAGGCAAGATAGCGCATGGCGGCAATGCTCCGCTGCGGTGGATGGTGGATAACATATTTGTAAGAACGGATCCTGCTGGCAATATAAAGCCAGACAAGGAAAAATCAACGGAACGTATCGACGGTGCGGTGGCGACGATCATGGCGCTGGACAGAGCGATACGCAATCAAGGCAGCGATGCGTCGGTCTATGACGGCCGTGGCATTTTGTTTATTTAAGGAGGAAAAGAAATGGGACTATTTTCAGGGCTGTTCCGTTCGCGTGATAAGCCCCAAAACAGTACGGCGGGTAGTGCGTACACATTTTATATGGGAGGTACGACCGCAGGAAAGACGGTAACCGAGCGCAGCGCGATGCAGATGACGGCGGTATATTCCTGCGTGCGAATACTCGCAGAAGCAATCGCGGGTTTGCCGCTACACGTCTACGAATACACAGAAAGCGGTGGAAAGCAGAAAGCAATCAAGCACCCGCTATATTTGCTGCTTCATGACGAGCCGAACCCCGAAATGTCAAGTTTTGTTTTCAGAGAAACACTGATGACGCATCTTTTGCTCTGGGGCAACGCATACGCGCAAATCATTCGTAATGGCAAAGGCGAGGTCATCGCGTTATATCCGCTCATGCCAAACAAGATGCGCGTGGACAGAGATGAACGCGGGCAGTTGTATTACGAATATCAGCACTCAAGCGATGAAGCGGACACGCTAAAAGGTACATGCGTTAAGCTGCATCCGTCAGACGTGCTTCACATACCTGGGCTTGGCTTCGATGGGCTTGTGGGATACAGCCCGATAGCGATGGCAAAGAATGCAATCGGCATGGCAATTGCCTGCGAGGAATACGGTGCAAAGTTTTTTGCAAACGGCGCAGCGCCAGGCGGCGTACTCGAACACCCTGGCACAATCAAAGACCCGCAGCGCGTGCGCGAGAGCTGGCAATCCACTTATGGTGGCAGCGGCAACTCGCATAGGATTGCGGTCTTGGAAGAAGGTATGAAATATACGCCTATCGGGATATCTCCTGAGCAGGCGCAATTCCTTGAAACGAGGAAATTCCAAATCAATGAAATCGCTCGAATTTTCAGAGTGCCACCGCATATGGTAGGCGACCTTGAAAAGTCGAGCTTTTCTAATATAGAGCAGCAATCACTCGAATTTGTAAAATACACGTTGGATCCGTGGGTAATACGCTGGGAGCAGTCGCTTGCGCGCGTGCTTCTTTCCGCGGACGAAAAGAAAAAGTATTTTATTCACTTCAATTTGGAGGGCTTGCTCAGAGGCGACTACCAGAGCCGTATGAACGGTTACGCCATTGGTAGACAGAACGGATGGATGTCGGCAAATGACATACGCGAACTGGAGAACCTTGATAAAATACCCGCGGAGGAAGGTGGCGACCTCTATCTTATCAACGGCAATATGCTTCCGCTTAAAAATGCGGGCGCGTTTGCTGATGTAGCACCTATCGAAAGCGGAAAGGAGGATAGCGAGGATGAAGAAATTTTGGAAGTGGACGAATCAGGCGTCAACGGAGACGGCACCGGAAAGCAGGACTCTGTTTCTAAACGGCACCATCGCAGAGGAAAGCTGGTTTGATGACGATATCACGCCGCAGCTTTTCAAAGAGGAGCTGATGTCGGGCAGCGGAGATATTACCGTCTGGATAAATTCCCCTGGCGGCGATTGTGTTGCAGCAGCGCAAATCTATAACATGCTTATGGATTACAAGGGCGAAGTTACCGTCAAGATTGACGGCATCGCAGCGTCGGCGGCATCGGTCATTGCGATGGCAGGCACGAAGGTCATTATGTCGCCCGTGTCAATGCTTATGATTCACAATCCCATGACAGTGGCGATGGGCGATACCAGCGAGATGCAGAAAGCAATCGAAATGCTTGCAAGCGTAAAAGATTCCATTATCAACGCTTACGAGATTAAGACCGGACTTTCCCGCGCGCGACTTGCGCATCTCATGGACGCAGAAACGTGGATGGACGCAAACAAAGCCGTAGAACTTGGCTTTGCTGATGAAATTATGACGCGCACACCCACAGAGGATGTAGAAATCCCGAATGTAAGCATGGAGTTTTCCCGTGCAGCTGTGAAGAATTCTCTCATGGAAAAAATTGCAGCAAAGTGTAAAATCGCACAGAAGACAGAAGAACCCAACCAAGGTCGTTCCGTGGATGAACTCATGGACAGACTCAATCTCATGAAATATTAAAATTTGGAGGAATAAAACAATGACTATTAACGAACTTCGCACCAAGCGTGCAAAAGCGTGGGAGGCAGCAAAGACATTCCTTGATTCCCACCGCAATGAAAACGGCATGCTCTCCGCCGAAGACGATGCAACCTATGCACGTATGGAGAGCGATATCACCAATCTCGGTAAGGAGATTTCCCGCATGGAGCGTCTTGAGCAGATGGATAAGGATATGTCCATGCCCGTAAACACGCCCATCACCGAAAAGCCCGTTGCAGATCCCGCGAAGAACGCCAAGACCGGTCGTGCAAGCGACGACTATAAGAAGGCGTTCTGGAACCAGATGCGCAATCGTACTTCAGCCGAAATTCGCAACGCACTTGCAACCAGCCCCGACAGCGATGGCGGTTACCTTGTGCCCGATACCTTTGAGAGGAACCTCATCAAAGCACTTGAGGATGCGCTTCACTTCCGTAAGTTAGCGCATGTCATCACGACCTCTCACGGTACGCATAAAATTCCCGTTCTCAGTGGTCGTGCTACTGCAACGTGGACGGCAGAGGGCGCAGCAGCAACCGAAACCAGCGAAACCTTCGGTCAGAAGGAACTCAATGCGCATAAGCTCACCGCGCTTATCAAGGTATCGGAGGAACTCCTCAACGATTCCGCTTTCGACCTTGAGAGCTATTTCGTTACCGAGTTTGCAAGAATTCTTGCAGATACCGAGGAAGCGGCGTTCTTCAACGGCGACGGCAACGGCAAGCCCACTGGTATTCTTAACGATACCGATGGTGGTGAGGTCGGCGTAACGGCAGCATCCGCTACCGCGATTACCGCTGATGAGATTATCCGTCTCTATCACAGCTTGAGAGCGCCTTACCGCAAGCGCGCTGTATGGTACCTTAACGACGATACCATCGCTGCAATTCGTTTGCTCAAGGATAACAACGGTCAGTATATGTGGCAGCCCGGACTTCGTGAGGGTGCGCCCGATACGCTTCTCGGCAGACCCATTTACACTTCGACCGCAATGCCTACCATCGCAGCAAATGCAAAGGTAATCGCCTTCGGTGACCTTTCTCATTATTGGATTGGTGACCGTGAAGGTGTGGCATTCAAGAGACTTGCAGAGCTTTACGCTGCTACCGGTCAGGTCGGATTCCTTTCCAGCAAGCGCGTAGACGGTAAGCTCATCATTCCTGAGGCGGTTAAGATTCTTCAGATGAAGAAGTCGGCTACTTAAAAATATAGGAGGCAGCGGTAATGGATGAACTTCTTACAAAGGTGAGGCAAAACCTAATTCTTGAACACGAGGCCGACAACGCTTTGCTGAAGGGCTACATTACCGCCGCCGTTTCTTACGCGGAAAGCTATCAGCATATACCCGCGGGAACATACACGAAAAACGCAATGCCGCCGACAACCGAGCAAGCAGTTATCATGTTAGCGTCGCACTTTTACGAATCGCGCGACGG